TGAGTTGCTAAAGCTACAATCTCATCGGCTCCTGCAGGCCAAATCTCGGAAACATCTAAAGTACCTGCAGTGCCGGTACTCAGTATATGTCCTGCCAAAAGATCAGAAAACTGAATAACGCTTTTAGATGAAGCATTGTTGGCACTCCAAGTTCTACCGTAGGCACTGATTACACAGTTATTATTTGAGACTGTACCTACATAACCAGACTTCTCAGAGATCCTACGGTACTGTGTCGTACTGACCGCAGGGTCGAACACTAATGGATCATGCCCATCTTGATATAGATATAGACATCCGTTTAAGGGAGCCATCTGCCAATTACTAGCAGTAATCGTAGGAGCAGTACCGCCTCCACCATAAGTTAACATTGTCAGCGTAGAGCCGACTAACTTAAATAATTTATTGTTACCAGCAGCTAAAACATAAGAATTACCTGCAGTATCAATTAATTCTCCAATAGCTTTAACTGAAGCAGTGCTAAGGTCTGTATTCGTAGAATGCTTTGGTGTCCATCCTTTACGAGCACCAATACGACCAAACTTATCAATGACACAGTTATTAGCTACAGTAGCAAAACCTGCTTCCAACGACACAGAAGAATCTTGTGTGTTTAAGCCCATGAAGCCCGGAGCAGCTATACTTGTGGTTAATAACTTGGCTACCATTACACACTTTCCCAGACAACATCTTCACCGTAGCGATTACGCTCAATAGCGATTGCATCAGATAAGGCTAAACGATATTGTTGATAAACTTCGTTAAAGTTCATTCCACCATCTTCACCTCTCTCAGCTACAGCCTTTGCATAAGCTAAAAGCTGAATAAGATGAGGAGGTACTTTTACGGTATCGCTATTATTAGACAGATCAACTTGAGGAATATTTAAGTCAAAACGAACAGAATAAACAGCATCAGGCTGAGGCCAGAGATCAACCTGAGTATCTCCAGAAGAATTTACACCGTTATAGTTATAATAAATTGGAGCTGCGTTTTGAACAGTGGCTAGATAATACTGTCTGTCGATCCAGTTACCTGCAACTTGACGAACTTCAACATCTTCTGTATCGTTTAGAACTTGATTTGTCTTAAACCGTTGACCAGAACCTGTTAAGGTATAATTTCTTATACCAGACACCGTAGGAATAATGATTGTTTGATTTAAAGCTTGCCAGTTTGTTGCATCTTCGACCTCACGTTTGGCATCATTTACAAAGACACCAATCAAGGAACTATAAGGAGTATCCCCAACCGAAGATACTTCATTCTCCCTTAACCGGATCAGAACATTGTTAACCAGTTGTAAATACGTTGTAGACATCCTTAAAGTTCCTTAATATCAGATATAAAATTATACCAGATTTTTTATTAAAAGTCAAGACTTATTTAGCCTTTTTCTTTTTTTCTTTATTTTTCTTGGTACGCTCACCACGCTCAGGTTTGCTACGGCCTGCCTCTGACAAAGCAATAGCAATAGCTTGTTTTTGTGGTTTGCCTTCCCTGACCATCATGGAAATATTTTCGCTGACAGTTTTATCTGACTTACCTTTTTTGAGTGGCATATTAAGCTCCTTACTATAATTTTGTCGTACATTCTGACATATAAGCTTTTAAGCAGTGATCCTTATCAAACCAAAAAAGAAAGTCTATTAAAGGTCTAAAAATTTTTCCCTGCCATTTACCTTCTTGCTCTAATCTCCACGCTGCTGCACTGATTGTCTCATCTGGATCTCCCTTCCCAAGAGTGAGAATCACATAGATAAGCTGATCTAAAGCAATTAGAAAGTTAAGCAGTCTTTGCTTCATGGTTTTTCATTAGGTTGAACAGGATCGTTAATAATGGCATTCTTATTAATAGGAAAGCCTTTAGCAATTAACATATCCAAGCCTGAAGGAAGCTGAGAATTATCAAGATCAATATATTTTCTAACTTGAGTGTCTTTAATCATACCTTGCACGGCATCGTCCGTGCTAGACAAGATAGGCCATTTCTGGTCACCAAAACGATCATAAAAAGCACCCACAGCAATATACCGAGGTTCTGGAGGAGCAGGAGGTTCAGGAACCTGCCTGTAATTACCATCAGGATAGTTGGCCTGCATGAATTCGGGATCGGCCACGATAGTATTTGTGACATTGCCCTGTGCATCAAGGATTTGGTAAATCATGTTTGCCCCTTAACTTTGAAACCACTCGATGATGACACCGCCGACACCACCAGCGCCGCCAGTGGTTGACCCAGCGCCAGCGCCACCACCAATAGGGCCACCTGCCCCGCCAGTGCCGCCTGAGTTGCTACCACCTCCTGCAAAAACTCCACCTGCAAGTGCGCTGCCGCCGCCAGCTCCAGGTTCCCCTGCGGTGTTGTTGGTTCCTTTCCCTGTCGGCTGAAGTATTCTGCCCACGAAACCATCAAGAACACCGAGTCCTCCTGCGCTTGCTGTTGCAGCACCCAAAGCGCCACCTGCTCTAGTTGAGTTGTTTGTTCCACCAACCCCTGCCCCTCCAGTCGATCCAGCTCCAGTGGATGCATAGGCTGTTCCGTATACAGCAACTGCACCGCCGCTTGAATAGTTGGCATCGGCAGCGCCTCCACCAGTAATATTTGCAACCGTCCCGCCTGAAGCAGTGCCTCCAGCAGTTGCGCCGGTTGTTGTGCCACCAGCGCCGCCGTTTGCGGTCATTGTTGATAATCCAGTCCCGCTAACAGATGTTGCACCTCCTGCGCCCCCATCTGCGGTTGCGCCAGCAGCGCCAGCAGCGCCCACCGTGACTGTGAGTGAGACACCTGAACCCAAACTAACCAATGTCTGACAGAACCCACCAGCGCCGCCACCTCTGCGGTTACTACCGCCACCGCCGCCACCGCCGCCGCCAATTGCGGTAATCAGGTACGTCCCGGCAATGGGTGTGCTAAACGTGGTCGATGCAGTAAATACCCTTTGCTGCGGGAATCCATTACTGCTAAAAAATTGGCTCAACGTACTCATTCAAATTCTCCTTAACCGAACACCCAGCCGCGAGTTGCGTCTGCATAAATCAACGTAACGGCAACATTGGTTGTATTGAGCGTCATATCTTCAGCCAACGACATAATATTGCTGCTGTTGCGCCCGATAACCGCAGTAACGGTTCCGCTGCTGTTTTGAACTCTGACCCAATTGCCAGCGGTAGGCGTAGAAGGTAAGGTAAGCGTCAAAGAAGCAGTTAACACATATGTGCGTGAAGCTACTGCGTTGGTGTTGGTATTAATTACTTGAACATTTTCTGTGATAACAGGAGATGTCAAGGTTTTGTTTGTTAATGTTTGCGTACCTGTCAGCGTTACATCACCTGTTCCGGGGAATGTCTGACCGCCTGCAAACGTAATATTACCAGTCATCGTACCGCCAGAAAGCGCCAGATAGCCGGTTGAAGGTAAATATGCAGTTAACCACACAGAACCTGTATAAACACGCATTTCAGTAGATGTCGTGTTAAAATACAAAGCACCTGTTAATAAAGCATTTCCGTCATTATCTAAAGTAGGATCGGATGCTTTAGATCCTAAATAACGATCATCAAAAGCATCGTAGGAAGCAGCAGCATTAGACGCAGATGTAGCTGCAGCACTTGCTGAGTTTGCTGCATTAGTTTCTGATGTTGCAGCAGCAGATGCAGAAGCCGCAGCAGAAGTAGCACTTCCCAGAATACTATCAACATATCCCTTACGAGTAAGATCGTCATTAGTAGTAGGTGTGGCAGTGCTAGTTACTTTATTAGCGCCCATGACAATATTACCTGTCATGGTTCCACCGGCTAAAGGAAGATTTAAAGCATCAGCTGTATCAACATAAGATTTAGTAGCCGCATCTGTTCCGGTTGTTGGTGTACCTAAACCTGTGATCTTATTGCTACCCATAGCAAGAGCACCTGTCATGGTGTCCCCTGCTTTGCTAACTTTTGTTGCAATTTGAGCCGTTAAAGTTGCTGCGATATTTGCATCATCATTTAGAGCATCAGCAATTTCACCTAAAGTATCTAATGTACTTGGGGCAGTTCCAATTAAATTACTGATAGCTGTATCTACATAGCTTTTCGTTGCTGCATCTGAGTTATTTACAGGCGTAGCAAGGCCGGTAATTGTAGCTGATGTACCAGCATCCATGTCTAATGAACCACTAATGGTTACATGATTAAACGTAGATGTGCCAGACGAAGCAGTTACATTACCTGTTAAATTACCTGTAACATTACCAGTGACATTACCAGTAACACCACCAGTAAGATTTCCGGTTACGTTTCCTGTTAAGTCACCTGCAAAGTTGGTAGTAGCAGTAACAACAGTACCACGTACTGTAGAAGCTGTAGTTGCTCCAATAGGAGTGTTGTTTATCGTACCTCCAGTGATTGCAACCCCTGCTTCAGTACCGCCTGTGATAGCTACGGAATTAGCTTCTTGATTTCCCAAGGAGCCAACAAGTTTTACTACGTTGCCTCCGCTGTCTTTTGTATACAGTTTCTTATCTGTTACATTAACTGCAAGCTCTCCTTGAACAAGAGAGCCTGCACCGGGAACAGACGAAGCCGTAGAACTATTTTTTGTAATGATTGTGCTCATTTAAGCTCCAATTAAAGTCCTAATCGTTGACGGGCATTAGCCATAGCAGCCTGTAGATCAGTGACTCCAAACTGAGGCAAGGCTTGATTAATCATTTCCGGTGAATATCCAGAAGTAGCTAAAAACTTATCAAGATTCTCTTGAGAACCTCCTTGATTTTGTGCATACCAAGATTGGATCTGCTGAGTCGGAGCAGATGCCGTAGGCTGTGTTGGTGGAGGTGGAGGAGCAACAGGAACTACTGGACTAGCAACAGCAGGTGTAGATACCGGCCCTGTGACTAAACCAGATCTAATATCTGCTTCTCCTCTCTGCCGCCAAAACGCTTCTGTTTCAGCTCTTTTTTGAGCTTGCAATGCTTGCCAATTCGGGTTTAACCATTCTGCAACACCACGACTCTTAGCATTTTCTTGTAGGGCTTTATATTCTTGAAATTTCTGATCGGAAAGTTCAAAAGG